AAATTCTCTAAATTCTCATGAAACTCATGGGTTCAATCATGAAATGAAAAAAGGACATTGTTTTCCCGATTTATTTATTCACATACAAAAGCTGTACAAGTAACTGGATAAAAGAAAGGTTTATAGCTAAATGGACAATACCATTTATGAATCGTTTTCTTTTCAATCACTCTAAATCCTACTTGATTTAAAAGTTGTTCCCAGTCTTTTGCATCTCTAAAACATTCAATACATTTACCCCAATCGGATTCTGCGTGATTTCTTATATACTCCCATTCTTTATTAGTCTCAGGTGTATCTTCCAGAATCATTACTTTTTTACAAGTTCGTTTTAATTCAAATAAGAGTTCTTTTTGTGTTCGGGTATGATGCAATACGAAGGAACATATACCTAAATCAAATTGTTTCTTATTAAAAGGAATCTCTTTTCCATTAAATAATTGTGGTTTCATACAAACACCTTTATCGACGACATCCAAGGCTGTAATCTTTTTTCCCTGTTCTTTAAGTTTTTTAGTCGTACAACACGTTCCACATCCTAAATCAAGTATATCAACAGCATCCGGTGCATATTTCATAACAATCGGATATACACGATTATTACACTTTTCTCGTATGAGATAAATTGAAATTAAACTAAATAGGATTATCATTATAAAAATAAGCCCCCATTTCGTCATTATTATTACTATAAGATACGATTTTACATTTTAATGGGCGTATGTGTGCTTTCGGTTAATTCCATTAAGATTGAATATTGTTGTGTAAAGTTCATTAAAAACCCTTTTGTTTGAATCGGTTGATTGACTTCAATACTTGAAGCATTTGTATTGGTTACTTGTGCAACGATCGTTTCATGTTTTTCAGTTAAAATACGTATGGTATCTCCAATCGTATAGTGTTTTGGATGCTGGCAATATAAAAGGGTGTGTTCGGGTACGTGAGATGCTTCAAATCGTTCATAAGCTTCTCCATCATCTCCCATATCTAAGGATTGCCCGTCCATCGTTTTTAAAGAAACTTTCCAAGGCAAACTCATTTTGCGAACATAACCTAAACTCTCCAATGCGGGTTTATAAATCGCAAATAATTGACATGTATAACTTGGAATTAAAGAGATTTCTTGAACTTCACTACTGACTCCTTGAAGCTGAATCTTTAAACAAGGTGCTTTCTGTAAAATAGAAATGGGGCCAATCCAACATGCAATCTTTATTAAACTATCTTGCATCTTTGGAAATGGACCATTCCATGTAAAAGAAGAACGTTGTGTACTATAAATCCACTCTCGTTGCCAGGAATGAATAAAAATTTCTGTTCCTATTTTGGGTGGGGTGGGCATATAAATGGTTGTGATTGCATTGGGTATAGCTACGGGTACGGGAGTTACTGTCAATGGGGATGGGGAATTTGTATTTTTCATATCAGGCAATTTTATTTGAAATGTTTTTCTTTGAAGTTCCAATCGCTGAACTTTATTTAAAAATTCAGAATCTTCAGATAAACTGGTGGATACTGGTGCATTTGTGGGTGATTCAAATGTTGAAGAGGATTCCTCTATGAGTGTTCTCTTCGATTCTTGAGAGAATACATATTGTTTTTTAAAGTATTCTTTCAACTCTGACACGGTTTGTTTATTTAAATCTTCAATGGAACGGTTTTTATCTCCATTTCGGTAGATTTGAATCATATAAGTTTCTAATAACTTGCGAATACTCGGTTCATCCAATGCATCATAGATTTTAAATTGATATTTATCTATTAGAAAACGATTAAGAATTTGCAAAATGTATTGAGCATTCTCTTGAGTAAGATACGACATCTATTTTATTTAGCCATGGTTTTCTTAAATTGATAGTAGGGACGGAAAAAAATCGAACGCATTTTATAAACATCTTCATCTGTTATTTTAATGTTGACAATGTCTTCCATTTTAACGTGTTTTCGTTGTTTTAATAATGTCATCCATCGTATCAAATACACCATTGAAAACATTCCGCATTCTGAATGACCATATTGATGTCTTACTTTATTATATTCCACTTTAAAACTACGCTTGATTCCGTGTGAGCGAGCATATGCATTTCCTTGCTTTTGTAAGTCGTACATAAATTGTTCAACTTCTGTTGGTGGTTCTCCACTATAGCTATCATAATAATAAGCCCCAAAACAAGACTGTTTGGGATCAATACATATAAACAAACTTACCCAATGTGATCCTGGTTCATCGTGTTTATCTAAATTAATCACCATTCCAATATAACGAATGCCCTTTTCGAATTGGTATTCCATATCAAGATTGCATGTTTCTTCATATAAACATTTATTGTTACTAAAATAGTCTTTGCTACTAAAATCTACTGGAAATACACCTAAAAATTTAAAATTAGGGTTTACTTTTTCGTATTGTTCCATTACTGCTTCAATATTAAAATTCGTAAGCCATGTATGCGGTTTTTCAAGCCATTCTTTGGGCATTTCTGGACGTACAGATTCTTTCACGTGTTCATCATTGTTTAAATGAAGCTGTTCTACCCAACAAATTTCTTTTTTATCTCCACACATCGGTTTAAAACGATCATTGAGCATCATCCATAATTTACGATGGGTTAGCTTTTCTGGACGTTCAATTAAATTGGTTGGATGAAAACGATTCCAACTATAGGTCATACGAAGGAGTGTCTTTTTATCAAAACAACTCTTAAATTCTTTATAATGTTCCTCTTGTTTTGGAGAACAATAGGCCATCTTCGTCTAATTTTGGTAAAGAATAAAAAATGAAAATTACGACTTTACAAATTAGAGACCAAAGTGTGTGTGGGTCATCCTGAATTCAAGCTCCATCCAGTCGTTTAAGTACGGCCAAGAACTTAAAAATAATCCGGTAAGTACTTTCAGGAGATGGCCCAAGGAACGACCCAAGATGAAGTAAAGCGATTTTTGAGTAAATATCACACGAAGAAAGGTAATGAATATACACATACATCTATCGGGAATCCTAAAACCAGCCTGTATGTAAGCGATGAAGACTATGGCGAATTTATGGAGCAATATCGTAAGCTGATGATAAAAGGTGCATCCCTTCATTTGACAGAAAAACCGAAAGATCCTAGTGCGTTTCGTGTTGATATGGATTTTCGATTCACTCTTCCCTCACCAAAACCCAGTCCCCTTCCACGCATTTATAAAAATTATGACATTGAACGAATAGTAAAACGATATATTCAATTGCTATGTGAATATCTGCCATTGACTCAAGATCAAACCTATGCCTATGTGATGGAAAAACCGAATCCAACAGAATACAAAGGTAAGCTCAAGGATGGTATCCATATCATTTTTCCAGAAGTCCTTGTTTCGCACAATTTTCAACACTTTATTCGTCATCGTATTCTATCTGAAGCAAATACCCTCTTGGAAGGCTTGCCACTCACAAATTCATTCGAGAACATCATCGATGAAGCCATCATCGATCGTAATAATTGGCAAATGTATGGCAGTTGCAAACCAGAATGTGAAACTTATACCGTAACAAAAATTTATCAATATCATCCTACTGAACATCAAATTCAAGAAATTGAACTTCCTTGTGCGAATGAACAATTGAACTGGGTAGAACGTCTATCTATGCGAAAACAAGGAGAATGTATTCCTTATCTTGACGATAAGAAAGATGAAATTGAAGAATTTATTCGCGTCATCTTGCCTTCTAAAATGAATCGTCGCAAAGATTCCCTTCATCAACAAATCTTTGGAAATGCGATCAATTTGATTAAAACGACGATTTGTGATGAAGAACTGGATATTGCTCGTCGTTTGGTAAAATGTCTTAATAAAGCCCGTGCTGAAAATTATGAAGACTGGATTAAGGTAGGCTGGACACTGAGAAATATTGATTATCGTCTTCTTGAAAATTGGGTGGAATTTTCCCAAGTATCGAATAAATATGTCAGTGGTGAATGTGAAAAACTATGGGATCATATGAGATTGGATACACTCAGTATGGGAACCCTTCGGTATTGGGCAAAAAAAGATAATCCTACGGAATATGAAAAGATTGATGAAGATAATGTACTGGCATTGATTGATCGGGCCGCTGGATCAAAAGGTGCAGATTATGATGTCGCAAATGTTGTCTATACGATGTACAAACATCAATATCGCTATACTGTAAAAGATGTATGGTATGTGTTCCGAGAAGATAAACATCGTTGGGAATGCTCCAAAGATGGTCTTCAATTGCGAAAAATCATTTATCAACTCATTTGTCAAAAGTTTATGAATCGTTCGACACATTGGAATCAACAATCCATACTTCATCCCGATGACGAAGAGCGATGTCAAAGTAAAAGTAAAGCCTGTCTTGAAATCGCGATGAAGCTGAAGAAAGCTGGATTCAATGATAGCATTATTAAAGTTTGTAAAGTGCTTTTCACAGATCCCAAATTTGAAGAACTTCTAGATTCGCGTCCTCATTTGATTGGCTTTGAAAATGGTGTTTATGACTTGCGTCTACACGAATTCCGTGAAGGTTTGCCGGATGATTATATTTCGTTCTGTTCAACACGTCATTATATTCCCTATAATCCTCAAAGTGCTGAAACAAAAGAAATTGAAACCTTTATGTCGCAAGTTTTTACAAGTCCGGTCATTCGTAAATTTGTATGGGATGTATTTGCCTCTATTTTGGATGGTGGTATTCGTCATGAAAAGTTCTATATCTTTACAGGAAGTGGATCCAATAGTAAATCAAAACTTCTTGAACTTGTACAAAAAGCAGTAGGCGATTATTATTGTATTCTACCCATTTCACTTTTGACTCAAAAACGTGCTGCTTCAAATACAGCTCAATCTGAATTGGAACGTACCAAAGGTCGTCGTTTTGCAGTCATGCAAGAACCTTCTGAAGGAGAAAAACTCAACATTGGTTTGATGAAAGAATTGTCCGGTGGTGATACGATTCTATGTCGTGGTCTATTCAAAGAACCTATTCAGTTTAAGCCTCAATTCAAAATGATTATGACGTGTAATGAATTGCCTGAAGTACCCAGTGATGATGGGGGTACTTGGCGCCGTATTCGTGTCGTGCATTTTGATTCGAAATTTACAGAAACTCCTGATCCAAATAATCCAAAAGAATTTCCAATTGATACAGAGCTTGGTGACAACTTTGATCGCTGGGCAGATACATTCCTATCTATGATGATTTACCATCATAAACAGAATGACCTTAAAAATATTATTGAACCAATGGAAGTTCGTATCGCAACCGAAAGCTACAAGAAGAACAATGATATTATTGGTCAATACATTTCAGAACGCATTGTTCAAGATGAAGATACCAATGATGCGGTTATGCTTCAAGCTGCTTACAATGATTTCAAGATTTGGGTCACTCAAAATATACCCAAAGGAAAACGCGTTCCCGATCGTATGCAACTGCGCGCTTATATGGAAAGACTTTATGGTGCTTATCCAACCGATGGTAAAGGATGGCGAGGACTACGATATGCTTCTAATCATCAACAACAAAATGTAGAATAAAAAGCATCTAAAAAATTGAAAGAAAGTATGTCTATAAAGCAGAGTTCAAACAATGGATATTCAACGTATTCTTTTTCATACCAAAGAACTTCTTGAACTACGTGGAGAAGATGGTAAAGCATTTCAAAATAAAATCGATGAATTTGATATTGGGCGTTTTCTAGATGAAGCCATTCCTATTTCTCTTAAAAATTATACAGTCATCTTTACGATTTCAAAAGATAGTTTTAAAGAATGGTGGGCATCCATTCGTAATCTAACCGTTGAAGAATTGGAAAAACTCTATGATACAAAACGTTTTATTCTCATTCTACACGAATATCCATCTTCGATTACCCTTCAAGCGCTTCAACAAAAAGATGTTCAACTCAATCAACATCAAGGATTTATCCATATTTTCCTCACACGCGAACTGATGTATAATCCAATGAAACATTTCCTTGTCCCAAAACACGAAAAAATGACCGATGAAGAAGGTAAAAAACTGATGGAAGATCTTCAAATTAAAACAAAGTCTCAACTCCCATTGATTCAAAAGACAGATATTATTTCTCGCTGGCTTGGACTTAAGCACGGAGATATGGTAAAGATTACACGATACAGTGAAACATCTGGGGAATATTTCTATTATCGTTGCTGTGTGTAATTAGAATATCTATCAGCCTTTTAAATTGCCGTATTCTTTTTCTCTTTTCTTTTTAAGAGAAACAATGACCATCAAAGATGATATTGCTTCAAAACTTGAATTTATGAATAATAGTTATATTGAAGAAAAATTACAAACAGAACTTACTGGTAAAAACGCAAGAGTCTATGTAACTGCTCCTCAAAAAATAAGAAATGATCAAAATGTAGAAATCGACAATCCAAACTATTTCCGCTTTATTCATGATATCTTTGACTACAATCATTTTATCAATCAAATTTTACCAGGAGGAGCCAATGCAAGTGTCCCTGTTCCTACAATGAACTCAACTTTATTCAATAAGATTTATATCAAAAAAACGGATACCAATCTTGGTACCACTGTATTTACAACTATGAATTTACCATCAAGTATTACGAATACTTATGTAGGTTTGGAAACCAATCGCATTCGTTGGAATCTAGGAAATGATGAATTACTCTATTCTGAATATAATTATTCTGTTCTACTTGAATCTTTAGGTTCGGCGGAATCAGGTGCTACGATTACCGCTTACGGGAATTCATTTGGAGGTACAAATATTAAATTGCTTGATATTTTAAACCGTTTACGTGTTGCTTATAATCTACTCGATGGAGAAATGTTTGATAGTTATATTATTGATAAAAAGAACAATCGTAGTACACTCACAAAACCTGTTGCTCTCTATTCCATTAATCCAAGCACAGGTAAATCCAGAACCATTACAAATATACGTACTCTAGAACAAGTAATCTATCCTCTGATTGATCTAAATCAACTAAACCCTATTAAAACCCGTTTGGATTTACTTCGACGTGTTTTCTATCTTTACGAAATGCTAATCCACGTTTATATCCCCTTTTATTTACTTGAAAAATCAGCAGGCACTCCCTATAGTGCGATTGCATATGATATAGCCTATAGTTCTGCACGCATACTCAATGCCCGTAACTTAGTAATGACAGATGTTGGTAGCACAGTCTATAAACTTAATACCGATATTCAAGAACGTATTAATAAATATAATGTATCTCGTGGAGAGATTGAGAAAGAAGCAGAAGCATTAAAGACGCATAAGATGGATCTACGTATTGAATCGGATCGTTTATCTGCAAGCAAAGGGTTTATGACTAAAAATAAAAGTGTTTTTATAGCTTACTTTATTCTATTTGTTATTGTAACAGTAGTTTCTTTCTCAATTCTCTCATCTTCTGTCTTATCTGCTGGTATGAAACAATTATCAATGGGTATTCTTGCGGCAATTAGTTTAGCTTCTATCGCAGTAATGTATAGTGTAAATCGTTATGTGTTAAAAGAATATTTCCAATTACAATTTACAACACCTGATTTATCGATTGCGGCAATCATTGAAAAAACAAATTGGGCAAATGAACGAAATAACTTAATCGATATTCTATTAGATCAAACGAATAGCTATCTATCCAATAGCATTCAAATTGTATCTTTATTAACAACTTATAAAGGTTATGGAGATATGAACTATTCGATCAATAAAGAACAAGCTTATTATGAAAGTACCAATGCGAAATTAGAGGTTGAAAAAGAAAATCTAGCGAGTACCAATCGTATTATGATTCGTGAAGGAAAAGTAAGTCGCTATCGTGTCTATTATTTCCTAGAACTGTTAGTAACCATTACGGTTGCTTCTCTTCTCAGCGTTTATGTACCAGGAGCTACCACCTTCGCAACTGTATTGGCATCTATTTTAATCATTACCTTTACTTGGCTATACATATTAAATGTAAATAATCTTGTTCGTACCGATGGATCGAAGATGTATTGGGGACAACCCGATATGAAACAATTTTAAAGTGAATCATTGATAAAAAGAAGGCTTAGAGTGCAACTTTGGTAATATTTGTGTAATAATTTTCCTGTATTGGTTTTTTTTGTTGAGAAGGCATAAAACCTTCTTGTTCTAACCATTTTTTATTATAAATATTAAATTGACTATACTCATTGAGTAAGTAATAAAGACATAAATTATAAACAAATAATAGTCCTAAACTTACCCATGGATTTCGCGAAGGAATATAAAACATTGCGAAGAGAATGAGATTTTGCATCAATGGATGTTGGATCATCTTTTTTTGAGCATCTGTAAAATTAAAGTTAATAAAACGAGCTCCTACTTGAACCAAAAACACACTGGCAGTGTTTAATAGATTTGGGTCCATCCTCTATACATAGAAGATAAATTATAGGGAATCTTTACCTAAAAAATAGCTATCTACTAAAATCATCATGAAGATCAATAAAAGCAATGCTCCAAGACGAAGATCTTTATAGAAAATATAAACAACACCCATTACTAGGAATAAAAAGACCCACGGGTATTGGAAAAGGTCCATTAAAAATTTAGGATAGGGCTGATTGGGTTTAAATGTATAAAATAGAACGAATCCGGCTAAAAATCCAAGCGTTGATCCATAGATTATTTCGGTGAGGTCCATCTTTCTTTCAAAAAAGAAAATGTTTTAGATGATTAGAGGAGTTCTTTTATGGCTCAATATTGTACGCTCCAAGAAGCTTATAATGTTCCAACTTTTTCAAAAAAAAAGAAAAGTTGTATGCCACTTGATCCAAATGCATCTGCAGATCCTTATAATCCTTTTACGGAACAACGTGGACGAGAACAAGCAAAAATCATCAAAGAGCCATTTCAAAATAGCTATACCCAAGATTCCATGGGTGAAAATGAAAAAGTAACTTATAAAGGTTTAAAACAAGATTATGATTTTTACTGCAAAGACTATAATATATGTGCTCTAGAGGGTTTTACAACCGATGAAAAACCTACTGGAAAAATGTTCAATCAAAAAGTGCCTCCAGCATCCAAAGATAAATGTCCTCCAAGTGAAGCACTTGCTTATGAATATCCTATTTCGGATACCGATAAAGCTAAGTTTCAAGCTGCTCTTAAAGTGGCGTTAAATCAAATGGAATATCCAACTGTATCAAAAGAAAACTTAAATGCTGCTCAAGGTATCCCTCGTAAAGGGGATATCTCTAAAGTGCAAGGATATGTCGATGAAGAACTTGAATCGTATATGAAAGTACACGAAATGAAAGCTGCACCCAAGACAACTCCACCACCAGACCAAAGACCCCCTACCGAACTTCCTGGCTTTGATACCAAACCCGGTAAATTAGCCCCATTTACAACGGATGTTCAAAATCTACAAGGAAAGACCTATCTTCCAAGAAACTTTACTCAAGCCAATGCGATTTGGATGGATTTACTCTTATTCGTCGCAAGTGGTATTTTACTCATCTTCTTACTTGAACAACTTTACAAAGTTGCTTTAATGTCTGGAATGAAAAAGACCATTCAAGCGATGGATACATTGATTCGTCTTCAACAAAAAGGTCGTTAGATATAGCTAAATTGAACTTCTTTTTTTGGCTCTGTTTTTGTTACAATACGAGGGGGTAAAGGCATTCCTCCTGGAGCGGGTAATCCATTTGGATAAGATGGAGCTGGTAAAGCTTTTGGTGCATTTGCCTTGGGTTTAAGTTCATTTGGATCCCACGATATATAGAGGACACAGATTTGAGGGGGTGGCAAGATTTGAATTAAAAAGCCAGACTTTCTTAATTGATCCACGAGATAATCCGTACAATGATAAATATTATAAAGAGGATAACCCACCAATAATCCAGGAACTTCAAAAAAGGTATTTTGACCTCCAAAACTGCTAATATTACGAATCCGGCGATGACATATTTCTAAAATCTTATCGTAACTAGTTTTCTTATAATTTTCCTTTTTTCGTTGCATATGATACAGTTCATTCAAGCTTATTTGTGGTGGCATTCTAAAAATGAAATCCTAATCTAAAGGAAGAGATATTTATCTTTCTAATGAATGCGACGAATCCTTATACGCATATTGTATTAAGTGGAGGCGGAATGACGGGACTTGCTTATATTGGTGTTTATCGTTATTTAATTCAATATGATTTGTTGAAACACGTTCATCATATTGTAGGATGTTCTATTGGTGCAATCTTTGCTTGTTTGTTTGCTCTCAATTTAACCGTTGAAGAATTAGAAAATGATGTATATGATCTCGTATTAAATTCAAATGAAATGAATTTTCAAGTGGATTGTTTATTTCAATTCCTAGATAAGAATGGACTCTTTTCAATGGATAATGTTCGTATGGTTCTTGAGAAGTTATTGAGCAAAGCAGGTATCGAACAACCTGAAAAGATGACCTTTCAAGATTTTTCAAAACATACAGGAAAAAATATTTATATTGTGACCACTTGTGTCAATACACGTATCTGTAAAATATTTTCAAATATTGATACACCCAATCAATTATTTACTCCCGTCATATGTGCATCGTGTAGTATTCCATTTTTATTTGAACCGATTTTGATAAACAATGCACTTTATGTGGATGGTGGAACCGTAAATGCATTACCATTGGATTGTATATCGTATAAACCAACCGACAATGTATTCGTTATTTATTTAGCATTAGATCGTATATGCCAAACAATGGAATTACTTCAAAGCCCCTTGCTCTATACAATACAATTATTATGTGCGACAATGTATAGTCGTACATCCATCAATCTAAAATTATGTGATCAGCCAAATATTCATTTATTAGAACTCGTGGAAGGTCCAATCTCATTTATGCCGATTGATATTTTAGATCAAACCATACGAATCCACGTTACCAAAGAACAATATGAACAAGTGATTATGTATGGTTATCGTTGTATGTACGAATGGTATAAAAAGAAAGAGTCTAAGCAGAATGTTGTTTGACAAATTTAACAAGTTCTTCTGCTTTACGTTCACCTTCATAATCCACACGTTCTCCTGATTTGGTCTTTAGGTGAATGTGAGGGAAACCTTGAATCTTTTCTTTAGTGACTTCATCGCGAGCTTCTTCCGCGTTTACTTTGCGAACTTCTACATCTAGCTTTTCAGTTTTAACCATTTCAACGAAACGATCCCATTCTGGGTTGAACTTTTGGCACCAACCACAACCAGGTAGATAGAAATAGGATAAAACCACCTTGGATTCAAAACCTTCATAGCGTTTCATAAACGTATAGACAATGAGAGCGAAGACAACTAAAAGTAGAAAGACAACCATACCTTTTTGGAAAGATCCGTTCATATTTGAGTTCTATAAAATAGATATATTTTTATTTCTATTGATCTTTCTTATCCACAATCATTTTGTATATTTTTTGTGAAGCAAGATAACCACCTAAATCCAACGAACGACCTCCATAATAATAGGTATAATCATCTGTTATGTTATAATCATAACGATTCCCTTTTGAAGTTACCATACGTATTAAAGGTATTTTTTTATAAGGTTTTATATTATTTTCATAATCTGCAAGATCAGGTTCTTTTGTTATATCCACGTCACACATTTTAACATTTATTTTATTGTTCTGAATACGTTTCTTCAATTCATTCCAATAAGGAGAAAATCTTCCACTGATCGAATCTCCTGATTTCCAAATATACCATACCTGAGGCCGAGAATCAAAAAATTCATAGAAACGAAATGTATTTATTATAAGGATACTACATAATACAGTTATAATTAAGATGAGCCATAACTGAGATGCTTTCATAAAATCTTAATTTATCGTAATATAATATTTTTCTAATGCTTCATTTTGCAATCGATCATACAGTTTTTGTAAACAATATTGCTCTTGAAGACTTAAGAGTTCTTGTAGGATCATACAGTAATAATTTTTATAGATGTAAGATTGAAAAGCTTCCGCATAATGAAAATATTGATCAAATGTAATCAATAAAATACGATAAGGACTCCTTTCAAAATAATTTAGATCCCATATGCTACGTAGAATACAAATGGGTACATCTAACTGCTTTAATTCATAAGCAATTTGTTTTAAATGAACTCTATTTCGACAAACAATAATGCTTCGATAAATCGAATAATGTTCATAAATTGCATTCATCCATAGATGCATCGACTCTTCAGGATGTTGTGGTAAATGAATCCACTCAACACAATCCATATAAAAGTAATTTACTTTATTAGGATAAGCCAATAGTTCTTTATATGGAAATTATGGACGAACCCACGGTCATTCCTTTTTCCGTTTTGTTAAATGGTTTAAATACAATCCTCCTTCGGACACCGAATCCCATTTTACAAGAAATTTTGGCTAAATATCCTTGTTTTCAAGAAAAAACAGATCATCGTTTTGGATCAAATTCTAAATGGAACCACGGAACGCATTTTTCAAAAAAAACACCTCATTCATCGTCTATGAAAGAACGACCGAAAATTGGAAATAAAGATACAAGTAAAGAAGCCATTCTTAAAAAAGATATTCAAAGTTTATTGAATAAACTCACTCATCAAAATTATGAAATCATTTTAAAACAAATCAAAGGACACTTTCATGTAGACCATATGGAACTCTTTATGAGTATTTTATGGAATGCGATTCAACTCCAGCCCGATTTTCAAGAATTGTATATCCATATGCTTCAACAAATCTATCATTCCGTTCAAGACGAATGGGTAATTCTCTTAAATGCACAATGGAATACGATATGGTGTCATTATATTGAACAACATCAATGGAAACTTCCTTATGATCTTGTAGAACGATCACATAATTATAATGATTTTTGTGATTATGTGAAAGAGAAAAAACGATTGATCTCTATTTCACAAGCTTGGGCTCGTTTGATTAATTTAGGAATGATTCAAACAGAACCGTTTCATCTTATTTCTGAGATTTTACAACATATTCATCGAGATTTGCAAATTGAAAATCCAGTACATCGTATGTGTATTGAATGTTACATTGAACAATGCAAAGAATATTATAAGACCCTTCGCATCCATTTACAAAAGAAAATTCCAGATCAAGTATATCGTCATATCTTAGACATTAAACAATTTGACTTACCAAAATCGTGTTACTTTAAAGTGGTTGATTTTATCGAATTGATAGAAAAAAATGAAACTCCTACGATAAGAAAAAACAATTCTATCTATGAACTAGAAGATGACGGATTATAAAGAAATCATTGTTCGTGAGTTGGATATCTTGCGAAAGAAAGAACAACAAGATGGAAATACCTTTAAAGCGATTGCGTATGCTAAAATCCTTCAACAACTTAAATCCAAGCAAACCATTCAATCGATGGAAGATCTAAAAGACATAAAAGGAGTTGGAGAACGTATTCAAAAGAAGTTGGAAGAAATTTTTGAAACAGGACAGCTTCAAGCTGCGGAAGAAGCTCGCAAAGATGTTGGTATTGAAATGGTGGATACATTTATGAACATCTATGGAATCGGTCGTGTAAAAGCAGTTGAACTTGTAAGAGAAAACAAACTAACATCCATTGAAGCTTTACGAGAGGCAATTAAAACAGACCCTAGTCTATTGAATACAAATCAAACCATCGGTCTAACTTATTATGAAGATCTTCTAGAGCGTATTCCACGTGCTGAAATGAAAAAGCATGAAAAATTAATCAAAAAAATCATTGCAAAAGTTTCAAAAAGTTTGGAAATTGAATTGGTTGGAAGTTATCGCCGTGGTGAACCTACCAGTGGAGATATTGATGTATTGATTAAATGGCCAATGACACAATCGATGGCAGAAGGAAAAGCGACGCTTAAAAAAATTGTAGAAGCTTTGGAAGCTCATCCCTATGTGATTGAAAAACTGGCATTGGGAGAAAAGAAATTTATGGGCATCTGTCAACTTCCAGGCGAAAAAGCACGTCGTTTGGACATTCTACTGACACCTGAACCAGAATATGGATTCGCAGTCATGTATTTTACAGGTTCTGATAAATTTAATGTGGAAGTACGTCGTATTGCCCTTGAGAAAGGATACAGTATGAATGAACACGGATTTACACCCAAAGAAGGCGTAGCTGCTGCCCCTTTGCTTTTGAATGAAACAGAAATCTTTAACTTCCTTGGTTATCGCTATATTCAACCAAAATATCGTAAAGCAGGTATCCAATTTAAACGATTTCTAGTAAAAAATTCTTAAATAACATTAGAACATAGCTATTATGGACTTCGTTAAAAACTTTGGAAGTATTGAAACGCTTGCTTATACCCTTATGAGCATTTTAGGTATTGTACTAATGGTGACTACCTATATGTACATTCAAAAACTAGAACGTATTGCTTGCCAATGCGCGGAACATCCTTATCGTAAATTCATTAAGAATTACATTCTATTTGCCATTGGTTTCTTAGTGGTAACGACCTTTGTTCCCCCAGCCGTTGCTGATAAACTATTCGGAGCCAACTTTGCGGTTGTTTATAAACTCATCCAAGTGCTCTATGGTTTTGCCACAGTGATTTTCTTCATTTATGCTCTACTTTACGTTCGTTATTTAGTAAAGGAAAAATGCAAATGCTCAGAAGATGTCCGTCGTGAAGTTCTATATTACTGGTCGATTGCTGAAATTGTCATCATTGGTGTGATCCTTGTTCTACCTTGGATCTCTAAGATTGTTCTAGGCAGCTTAGGTGTGATGATGAGTGCGACAAAAGATCTTCTACGCAAAGAATCTGTGGTTCGTGAAGCAGCGGTTAATCCACTCAAAGCCGCTCGCAAACTTCCAGCTTCTTTAAAGAAAACCGCCAAATCTTTCCGTAAATAAAGGATGTCTCTAAATTTGTTTTTTCTTTAAATAGTATAAAAATGCCTACTTCTTGTCCTCCTAAAACCATTCGTCGTATTGCCTATTCCGCTACTCGTAGTGCAACCGGTACAACTTATAAAGTCGCTTCAACGTGTGTAAAAGATGTCGGCAAACCTGGTAAAACTCCTAAAGCTCAACGCATTATAGGTTTTAAAGATTTTGATTTAGGTGCTTATGGTTATAAGAACCTTAATGAAAAAAAAGCAGATGAACGTCGTGATGCTCTAAAGAAAGCCATCTCTGGTGTTCGTTCTAAATTAAATATTAGCGAACACGAAGCATCTGTTAAAGTTCTTCGCGAAGTGAATTTACTTGCTGTTTATTCTCGCAATACCAACCCTACTTTGGCAAAGAAATTAGACAGTGATAAAGAATGGATTATGAAGACTTATCAAACAAATGTTCGTAAGTCTATGGCTTAGAGATTCGATAAGTTATTTTTTCAATAATGTTTTTACATTATTTGATTTCTTATTTATCTTTTGTGCCTTTATTGTTTTCTTTGAAGCTGTAGTAGCACGTCGTTTTCCTCCTTCATATGTTTTTTCATTTCCTTCTTCTTTGTATTGTTTTATGCGTCCTTGGTATGCATTTTCTAAAACTTTCAATAAATTCTTTATTTTGTCTATATTGGTTGGATTTATATTACTGAGATATATTTTTAATCGATCTTCTAATAATTTACCAAAGATTCCCCAACCACCATTATCATATGCTTGATCATCAAATATACTTAAGGTATCTAATGTCGATTTCAAAGTATTCTCTTTTGAAATTTGAGTCTTGTGTTTTCCGTAAATGTATTTAATCGACATTTCATCTGAACGTATACTCACATATACAGGTGATTCATCATTTGGAGCTTGTAACGGGAATTCAACCATATAAATTCCTTTTGATTTACGTATAGAAGCAATTTGTTCAGCTACATCTCGCGTATATGGATCGTATTTACTATTCTTGCTTGTTATACTTGATGTAGTAGGTCTTACTTCTTTGATTTCTGTGGTAGTATATTTGGAAGCATTATTACGCACTTTTCTTTGTCTTTGAATTGCCATTTGAAAATCGATAATCGCTTTAAATAATTCTTTATATGCTTCAAGGTGTTCATCTGTGTTATAGTAAAGACCATCTATAAAGACGTTGAAGAATTTCGGATCAGTAATACGTGCGTGTTCACTCATTTTAACAAGTTCATCCTCAATCTCTTTGATGCTAATTTCAGGAGTGTTATCACGATAGTGACGGTTAAGAGTACCTACGACAGTAAACATGGAATTCGTTTGGAGAAGTGTCATTTCTGTATTCCTACCTGTACGTGCTTCGATGAGAATAGATGCACCATATATTCCTTGTACAAGTTTAACATACTTTATTGCAGTATAAATTCTTAATGCAAGTATTTGCTTTACTTCAGCGAAGGAAGGTAACGGTACTGTATCACGGAAGTATGTTTCTGTCTCACGAAGTGCTTTTTGATCTTCTATAAGTAGCTTTGATGTTATTTTATTAAGAAGAATGTGCTTAGGGATATCTTTTAAGCTTGTCATTTATAATATAAACATAAAATATATTATTTTTACTTAATATCATATGTAATTTAAATTGTTAAAGATTAAGTGTTTTTTTACCATTTACGGATCCAGGTTTGCGACCACGATTGGACTTGCGGGCGACTCCACCCAAATCCGCCGCATCTTCAATAATGGATGTTATTTCTTCGTCAGAAATCGATAGGGTTTCCATTCGGTTACTTGCCATTTGTGGTTTCATTTGAATATCATTGCTAATGGTATTTATCATATCATCTATATCAGGACCACGCATCTTTGTTTGACCATTTGTGGAAGACATAGGAGGTGGAATGTCTCTTGACATATTACCAAAGTTACCCATACCACCCCCTAACATATTTCCTAACATTCCAAAGAGACCTCCTCCCATCGGTGAAGGTGGCGCTTGTTGTCGTGGAGGGGCTTGTGGAGGAGGTGGAACGCTACCTGTTTGCATACCATACATTTGTTGTGCTGCTGCTTGTTGGAATTGTTTCATTAAATCTGGGTTGGACTTGAGTACTTGTTCCACACCCGGTAAAGGTTGTTGGCGGAACATACTGCTTGTTAAATGGAACATAAAGGCACTGCCTGCTAAGCTGAGGAGTAGACGTAATTCAGGTGCCATTTTCTTTCCAGAGGATTTATACTTCTCGTGTAATTCTTCAAAAATATCATCATAGTCGTTAATGTTTTCATGCACTTGTTCAGACCAACCATCCAATTTAACATCAAATGGATCAAAGCGTGTATTTAGGAATTCAATACCTGTAATAAACGCCATCAACATTTTACGTTGGAAACGAATACTCGCATCCACTTCCTTTTCACGTAAAATACGATGATATTCACTTCGCATCTCTTCCAAATTGGATTGCATACTAAATTTACGTGGAAGCGAATAGCCTTTTGCTTCTAAACGATCCATTTGGTATAGAATTTCTTTCTTTTCATTCATTTCCGCTTCTAAACGAGATTTTTCAGCTGTGACACGTTGACCAAAGACATCTGGACGTTCTTCATCAAATTGATTAAAACGAGGTTGAGAACCCATTCCCATTCGCATTCCTTGATTTGGTTCAGTGTCTCCCGAATCTGAAGATGAATCACTTCCACTATCGGATGAAGAATAATCTGAATCGTCACGACTGGATGAACCAGATGACATCGATAAAACGTCTGAACTAACTTTTTTCTTATTGATTAAAGAATCCATTCCTAGACTAGGACCTGCTAATCCAGATGGAGGACTCTGGTACATCGGTTTCGATATATCAAAACTTGGCTTCATTAGCGTTGAATCATCGACTTCAATGATATGATCATCTGCTGCCGAACGCATCATTGGATAATTTTGCATCCTTATTAAAAATCTAAAGGATTTGTTTTTAAATCAATGAGACGCATAAAAACGATATAAACATACAATATAGAATTTGATTATGTTGATTTCAATCGATGTGGGCATTAAAAACCTAGCCCTTTGTATTTTAGACGACGTTTCGATTCGTGAATGGAAAATCATCAATTTAACTTATGGAAACAATGTATGTACCTCCATCATTCAAGCATTCAATGATATACAACAACAATATCCTTCCGCACAGATTGTGATTGAAAGACAAATGACCAAAAAGATGTTAAATATCCAATGTTATCTTGAAATGTATTTTCGGCTAAAAGGACATTCTGTCATCATTTATAGTCCAAAACATAAACTGGCTGGAACCGGTAAAGAGAATAGTGGAGGAGGTAAATCACTCTATCAAGCACGTAAAAAAGCTTCAACAGCTTTATGTACAGAATGGTTAAATAAACATCCTCAAGAAGGATGGATCCACGAATTATGGAGAACCACAAAGAAAAAAGATGATCTATCCGATGCTTTAATGATGGCGATTGCCTACCAATCCAATCCTGTATTAGAGAATCTTCAACCAAAAGAAGTTAGAGCGCGTAAGCCAACCGCCCTTCAACAAGCACGAGGCAATTTCTCGAAGTGCAATATCAAATATTTCCTTCAATCTATGAAACAACCAATTCTTGAAGTTGCTGTCGATAAGAAAATTATGAAATCCATTCATAAGTTTTGGCCATCCTTTACGGAATGTCTTCGTGAATTAAAAATCGAAACCATCGCATCAACTTCGAATTAATGTTTTTGTTTTTCTGCTCGTTTCCATACCGCTTCTTGGAGTTGTTTTACAACACTTGGAGAAAAGGCTTTTAAGTGGTTTCGTATAATTAATTTCGTTAAATAAGGGAAAAAGACATCTTTTGTATAGATTTTGTTTGCTTCGGTAATTTGTTTGCATTTTAGTGCTAACCATTCGTATTTTTTATACATAAGATGATTTAAATCATTGCTTGGGAAGAAAGGACATAATAGACCTGAATTCGTCAAGGATAAAATATAACTACGAATATTTGGATGTTTTAAGTAAGCCGTAGGAATATCTTCGAGTAAATTTTCAAATACGGTATAATTATAGTCTGGACAGAGAAGCAGTTTATTTTGATGGTCACTATAGACAGAATTATTATCAATCATTAAGATTCGGTTTTCAAAGAGTTCATCTTTCTCTTGTTTGGTAAGCGGCGGATTTTTACCAATCGAACGTACAATACGAGGAAAAATGGCTTGAAGAGATTTACGATAATTTCCTCCAACATCTACCGTACAATCATCTCGTGTAAAGATAGGTCGCTGAAACTTAATTCCGTGTGCTTTTTCAACCCATTGGATTTCTTTATAAGCCCATATACGTTCACTTGCGGTATAAACATAGAAGAGAACTTGGTTATTAAAATATTGAGTAATATCGTGTATGAAATTAGCAAAACCTGGACGAATCAATTGTTGGGTAGGTAAAAAAGCTTTTGGAATCTTATTATTATTGGGTCGACCTTTTAAACCAAACTTTTTAAAATATTGATGCATGGCGTGTTTCTGAGATTGGTAATCGACTCGTCCAGCAATGGTTCCATCCCAATCGAGAATAATAATATAGGGTAATCCATCCATTCCCTTCTTAACCATAAAAAAGAAAGTAAAATGAATTTCCACTGTAAGAATAAGATG